CGGCTGGAACAGGTACGGTGACTATCTAATGGCACATTATGCGTTTCTCGATGAAAATAACATTGTCACAGAAGTAATTGTTGGCGTAGATGAAACTGAACTCATTGAAGGTTTAACACCCGAAGAATGGTATGGAAACTTTCGTGGCCAAAGGTGCGTAAGGACTTCTTACAATGGAAACATTCGTAAGAATTACGCAGGTATTGGTTATATCTATGACCCAGTGCGTGATGCTTTCTATGAACCTCAACCATTTGAATCGTGGATATTGAATGAAGATACCTGTTGCTGGGAAGCACCCATTCCGTACCCAACTGATGGAGATGGGTATTGGTGGGACGATTCAAGCAAGTCTTGGGCTTTAGCATTTCCACCAATAGAATAATTATTAACCAACACTAAGGAGCAAGCGTGACAAGAGACATTACCGAAGGTCGTGGAGACTCATCTGGATATGGTCGTTCGATTGCTGTTGACCTTGGAATTGTATCTTCTAACTCAATCTGGCAGAACACAGATGTTGCTTACGACACAGCGATAGGTGGGCTTCCATTTATCTATGCAATCAATGATGCACGACCTTATATTAGAGAAACCGCTCCATTCAAGAAAGACCAGTTTGACTCTCAGCAAGAGCCAGGAGAGCAATCTCTAACTGGCTGGTGGGTTCGTTCTCAGTCCTCATTCCATCATGGTTGCGGTATCAAGTTCTATGACCCAGGCCAAGGTGGAGATATTGTGTCCTACCGCTTTGCTGATAGCAGAAATGTTGATGTATGGACTAAGGGTCAGGTATCCCTCCTTAGAAATATGACTCAGAACCATAACGTCACAACTGTTAACTCGACAACAACTGGTCGTGCTCGTCAAGATTTGCGTGCTATCCAATGGGTAAGCGGTGGAACAACATATGATGGGGTTCTTCTCCATGATGGTTGGGATGTAGATAAGGTTGATTCTGCTGGAACATATGTAGACTATATTGATTATAATACAGGAACTGCAGAACCAGTATACGCAATATGTGATGATGGCACATATGCCTATTGGGTAGTTAACCATGTAGGTGCGGGTGCTAATAAATTGCATGTGTTTAAAAAACCACTCTCTGGTGATTCAACTACTGGTGCCACTCTTCCCACACTTACGGGTGATATCACTCTTATGTTTAGTGCTACAGGAACTGTTGTTACCAATGCAACTATGGAATATGTAAAAGAACGTATCATTCTCTGTGTCAACAATTCTGTCTATGAGTTTTCAACTTCTGCAAGTTCTCTTCCTACTCCTGTATATACCCATCCAAATACTTCTTACATTTACACCGGAATTACAGCATCTGGTCCATCAATCTATGTTTCCGGATATAATGGAATCAAATCAACAATCCAGAAGTTTAGCCTTACATCTGCGGGTGCTCTTGTTTCATTAACATCAGCAATTACTGCGGCAGAAATGCCTCTTGGCGAAGTTGTGCATAGCATCCACTACTACCTTGGTATCTTGATGATTGGCACAAGTAAGGGTGTACGTGCTGCATTTGTATCTGACCAAGATGGTTCTCTGGCCTATGGTCCACTCATTGTAGAAACTGCACAGCCATGCTACCAATTTGCAACAAGAGACCACTATATATGGTGTGCAACCGGCGTAGCAGGTGAGGCAGGAGCAATCAGAATCGATATCGGTGTTGCCATTGAGACACTTCGATATGCTTGGGCATATGACGTATACGTACCATTGGTAACCAACCAGACAACTGGTATTGCATTTATCGGAAGTACAGATAGAATTGCATTCTGTACAAATAAGGTTAACTCAACAAATGGTTATCTGTACTTACAGGATTCAGCAACTCTTGCAACAAGTGGGTACATCAAGACTGGAAACATCCGTTTCAATACTCTTGAGCCTAAGCACTTCGAAAGAATCTTAGGACGTGGAGATTTCAAAAAGGGCGAGTTAACAATTGTATCAGTTGACAAGAATGATGTCGAGTATGACCATATTACATACAGTTCAGTAATTGATTCTATTGAAGTAACTACTGAGCCACCTACCTCATCAACTGAGTATGTTGCCTATAAGTTTGAATTCTACAGAGATGCCACAGATACTACTGCTGGTCCACTCTTTAAGGGATACCAAGCGAAAGCAGTTATTGCTGCTCCGCGCCATAGAGTACTCCAGTTCCCACTATTTTGCTATGACACAGAGACAGACCGATATAATGCTGTTACCGGATACGAAGGTAGAGCATTTGAAAGAATCCTTGCTCTAGAACATTTGGAATCTGATGGAGATGTTATCACATGGCAAGATTTCAGTACCGGAGAAATCCAATCTGTGGTAATTGAAAAGGTAAACTTCACTAGAGCGACCCCACCAGACAAGCGTTTCAGCGGCTTTGGAGGAATCCTCACTATACAACTTAGGACAGTATAATGAATATTAACCCAGGAACTTGGGCTGCAATCGTAGTAGCAACCTGTACAGTAATTGGAGCAGTTGCCGGACTATTACGATTTATGGTTATCCACTACCTTAATGAACTTAAGCCAAATGGTGGGTCTTCATTGAAGGATGCAGTCAAGCGTCTGGAACATCGCGTTGATGATTTGTTTACCCTAATAGCGGAGAAGATGTGACTCAAGCAACTGATTTTGTAGCCAAGGCTCGAGCAGAGATTGGCACAGTAGAGACTGGCGAGAACCTAACCAAGTATGGTAAGTTCACCAAGCATGATGGACAACCTTGGTGTGGCTCATTCATAATGTGGTGCGCCAATGAAGTAGGATTTAAGAAGATGCCCAACTGTGTGTATACTCCGTCTGGGGCCACAGCATTCCAAGGTACAGGAGCATGGGCTAATCACGAGACTGCCAAGCCTCAGCCTGGAGATATCGTCTTCTTCAACTTTGATGGCAAAGGCATTCAGCACGTTGGAATCGTAGTCAAAGATAATCTTGATGGCACAGTAGTGACTGTTGAGGGGAATACATCCCCAGACAAGAAGCCTACTGGCTCTCAGGCAAATGGGGGTGAGGTCTGTATGAAGGTTCGTGCATACCGCTCCAACAACAAAAGGAATCTACCAGTATTCGTGGTAGGTTTCGGTCGTCCAAAGTGGGACAAGTAACGAAAGGTAATACATGACAAAAGCAAAAGTAGAGGCAATCGTAAGTTCATATCTACGAGCAGCCCTTGCAGCAGTAATTGCCGTATATATGACAGGGGAAACTAACCCTAAGAATCTGGCTATGGCTGCGGTTGCAGCAGTCGCTGGACCCGTATTTAAGGCTCTTGACCCTAAAGCAGTAGAATTTGGTAAGGTAGGCAAGCCTAAGGCATAGCCTAAAATCGGGCTTAAACGCCCTTTAGAGACAACAAAACCCCCGACTCTAGGAGTAATCCTAGGGAAGGGGGTCTTTTGTCGTTTCTACAGGTTAGTCACAGTCACATAAGTCGCCAGAATCCTCTAATGCTTCGAGTAGGTTCTGGATTCGCCGTGAGCGGAGTTGAGCACGGACTTCATCGATGAGTTCATATGCTAGGTAGGCTAATGCTGAGCCTGCTAAGACACCATAAAATACTGCTTGGAATGTAGTTGACATAGTACTCCTTAGTATGTATAATGATATATATTATTATATAATCTACTATAACGAATGCCTAAGCATTCGTATATAATATCTTATTAATTAATTATACACATAGATTCTTTCTAATGTCAAATACTTATAAAGTTAACTATTTGACAAATACACAATTGTAATTTACACTACACCATATGACGATACAACTTGAAGAATATACCCTACCCGAGCACATCTCGTACTCGGCTATCACCACATTCATTGACTGTGGCTACCAATACTACCTAGGGCGACTCCTGCAGAAGCAGGAAGAGCCATCTGTGTGGTCTGTCGGAGGCTCTGCATTCCACCGAGCAACTGAACTCTACGACTTGGAGAACCTATGAGCACTAATAGCCTATGGGTTACAGCGTGGGAAGAATGCAAGGGCGATACTGACCTAACCAATGCTCGTGTTGGTGGTCGTGCTACCAAGGCATTCCCCAATAAGGAAGACGTTTCCTTCTGGCAAGCAACTGGACCCAAGTGGGTCGAGAACTATATTGCTTGGCGTAAGAACAATCCTGGATGGAAAATCTGGACAACACCTGACGGCAGGCCGGCGGTGGAACTTGCTCTTGAGCCTGTCGTTGCTGGTGTTAAAATCAAAATGATTATTGACCGAGTGTTTGAGGTCGATGGTGAACTTGTAGTAGTTGACCTTAAAACATCTCAGCAATTGCCATCTAGCAGTCTACAACTTGGCTTTTACAAGTTAGGTCTTGAGCAGGAGTTTGGTCAACCTGTAAACTGGGGCAACTACTATATGTCACGTGACTCTGGTACTGCCTCAATGATTGATTTATCTGGCTATACTCGGGACAAGATGGAGTATCTAGTCGAAACATTTGACAAGGCGCGTAAGTCTGCGCTATTCTTGCCCAACACAAACAATTGCCAGTATCGTTGTGGTCTTACACAGTTCTGTCAATTCTCTACTAAGAAGGAAATCTAATGGAAATCAAATTCGAAGATATCATCACCGCGTTTAACCTCGGCATTATCAGCCGAGAAGAAATCCGTCGCATTATGGGACTCGAAACAGCAACTACAACAACGGAGGTAAGCGAATAATGGCAGAAGACTGGAAGTTACAAGTATCATACAAGACCCAATCGGGTGACATGATTAACGTTCGTGCTCAGACAGCAGATGAACTCAGCGTATTGCTTGAGTCTATCGCTGACTATTCATTCCAGATTGCAGCAACCCAGAAGGCGGTAGCAACCGCGTTCACACTAAACCCCTCAGTAACTGGCAGTTCAACTCCCGCCACCGCGCCAGAGCAATACTCAGCACCAACCCCGGCGGGGGAAGTACCCGGTACATCAGCACCAACGTGTCAGCACGGAGCGCGGAAGTACAAGTCGGGAGTCTCGAGCAAGACAGGCAAGCCTTACGCGATGTGGGTCTGCCCAATGCCTCAGGGTCCAGACCAATGCCGTCCAGTCAACTAAACAATGAAGTAATTCCATTTTAACTATTAGGAAGGGTGTCCAATGAGAACTCTAGTACGTTCAGTAGGTAAGGCTTCCATTGGTGGGGAACCCCTTCCTAGTTGCTTCAAGGCTTTTGAGCAGAATAAAATCATCATCCGTCGCTCAGAGGTTTCTATGTTTGCAGGTGCGCCAGGAGCGGGCAAGTCCACGCTCGCTCTTGCCATCGCACTTAAGACTAATGTACCAACGCTTTACATCTCAGCAGATACCAATGCTCACACAATGGCTATGCGCCTTGCATCGATGATTAGCGGTAAGAATCAGACAGAGGTTGAGCATAAGTTAAACAATGATATGAATTGGACTCGTGCCGTCCTGCAGAAGGGCAGTCACATTGTATGGTCATTCGAATCATCACCAACGCTACAAGATATTGATGAAGAAGTACAAGCATTTGAAGAACTGTGGGGTTGTCCACCAACACTTATCGTGTTAGATAACCTTATGGATGTTGCCACAGATGGTGGCGAGGAGTTCGCATCTATGCGAGCAATCATGAAGGAGTTGAAATATCTTGCAAGAGAGACCAATGCTGCGATTGTGGTGCTTCATCATACTAGTGAAGCGATACCTGGTACCCCTTGCCAACCAGGGTCCGCTATACAAGGTAAGGTATCACAACTACCTGCCCTCATCTGTACGCTCGGCACTGTGGGGACTTCAATGGGCGTGGCATCTGTCAAGAATCGCTACGGTAGAGCAGATGCTAACGGAA